GCACTGGGTTTAAAAGGTATTCCTAAAAATCTGCACTGGTTAAAAGAGCCAAATCTTTTTGCACTCCATAACGGCAAGGGCGGCCTCTCTCAATTCGCCGCAGACATTTCTAAAATTGTAGAACAAAAAGAAATCGGTCTCATTGTTATAGATTCCTTTGTAGATTTAATGATCGGTTCCGCAAATTCCGCAGAAGATACTCAAAGATTTTTCGAAGCACTTAAACAATTATTTCCCGGCATAGCATTCCTAGTTCTACATCACGAAAACAAGCCATCCCAAGGCGTATACAGAAACTCCGGGCAGCGTCTCCGAGGTTCTTCCAACATCAACGCGCAAACTTTTACAATGTTCAGACTAGAAACAGTTGCCAAATCTAAAACTGAAATGACACTAGAGCAGACTAAGACTAGAGACGAACAAAAATTAGATAAGTTCATGATTAGAATGGATGTTATTCCTAACCCTGATAAAGAAGGTAAAACTACTGTCACAGGTTTTACTTATTTAGGGGTTGTTATTAGTGATGATTCAAAGAAAGCAGAAGAAGCGGAAGAAATAATCACTGCGGCGCTAGCCGACTCTAATAATGGAATGAGTAGGCAAATTTTATTGGAAACAGTCAGTGCCGGGGGCGTTTCAAGATCGACAGCTGATAGAACTCTAAAGGATATGACGGAAGCAAAAACAATTGTAAAAAGTAAGAAAGGGCGAGAGTCATGGTTCTTTTTAGGTAATCCTATAGTAGAAAGGGACGATGTTGGGGGCGGACTGTTCTAAGATGTCGTTATTTAACGTTACTCACGTTACTCAAGAATGCTACTCATGAGTAGCATTGTGGAAATGCTCTCGTGGGGCTGTTTATTAGAAATACTCCTCATAATACTCCTCAAACCTCCAACGTCTTACGAAACGTTACTCATCATCTCTCCTTTAGGAGAGTGTGAGTAATGAGTAACGTTGTTGTTTTTGGGCTTTGTTATCAGATAAAAAGCTACTCACGATTATTGGCGAAAGCTACTCATGAGTAACGTCATATAACGACATCCAATAGTATTGTGTTTATAGGGGGGTGTGTATACTCCTCTTGACAGGGGCATAGAAATTTAGTATGTTTCTTATATGAGTAATGCAGTTGTAAATACGAGAAAGAATAGACGTTTATTTTTGAGGAAATTATTTTTTAACAATGAATGTAAGGAGAGGTTTATTTCTACAGGCGGTTTTATTTTAGTGAATCGTAAAAATGAAACTACCGGTGATTGGAATGTGGCTGTGTTTAGTCCTGATATTTTTAAGCATAATTATTCTAAAGCTATTTCCAAGGGTATCAAGTTAGAGAAATTTAAGGTGGTCGCAGATGACTAAAAGAGATTTGTTAGATAAGTTATTTAAGTTGCATAAGATCTATGCTAGACAAAAAAATAATGCGAAACGTATACGGGTCGCAGATGCTTGCGAGCCTGTTTTTTTAGAATTAAAGAAGCTCGGCGTTAGCCGTGGGTTTTCGGAGGTTTTTTTGTGTTACGGTAACAGGTTTCTGTTATTTGAGTTTGGTGTCGAATGGATAGTGCAACGGTAGTTGCACTAATTGGTTCTAGGGTATTTTCCCTTGACATCGTAGGCGGGTTACGATAGAATTAAGAAGGTTAGGGAGAACCACACGGTCCGTTGCTCTCCATGAAAGGCTTTTATATTGAAAGCGTAATAATTGGTAACGGGCCACTAAATTAAATTGAAGGGGGTGAATATATAGAATGACAAATAAAGAACTGATAACAGAATTAGAGAATATATCGGGTAACTACAAAGCAACAGGCTTAAAAAAGGCAGTCGCTGAGATGTTGGTTGACCAGTTGGACGGATACGACACTCCCGAGCAAATGTTTGAGGATCTACAGCATGGATGCATAAGCGGTATAGTTGGCGATCTGATCTACTACACGGACACACACAAATTCTTTGCCACACACTCCGGCGACATTATGGAACTATTCCAAGAGTTGCAAGAGAATTGCGAACTGAAAATACCTAACGACACCGACGCCGAGAACTGGCTTGCGTGGTTAGGTTTTGAGGAAACTGCGAGAAATATCGGGTTTGAGTTAGGAGTTGATTTATAGACTGACAAACATTTGATTGACGGGTAGGCTGGAGAGCGTCAGTCCTCGAGCCTACCAAATGAAAGGAAAAGCAAGAATGCTACAAAGAAATTTGACAACAGGTATTGCCTACAAGGGCAGAAACCAAGTAGAACTACTTCAGGTTAAGGCGGGGAAAAAATATACTTCTGATAATTGGCTGACTTTTGTACAAGCTATGACAGCCCACAGGAAGCTAGTAAACGCCAAGGGATGCGGGGTACATTTGAGAACATTCGCGAAAGATATGGAGTTCAACAAAGTTACGAATAAAAGCGAGGCGGTAAGTCGGCCCATCTATTTTGTGGTGTTTAATGAGGATCTACTGGAGAAGGTGCCGGCATGACTTTCGGGCAATTAGCTACAAAGTTGGGCATACATCTTTTAGATTTGATTCCTGATGAAGATGTTGCCGCTAGCCTTCGGGACGTTCCTATTTTTAGGTGCGGTCTGTTGCAGGATGTTATTGACGACGGCTACCTGACTTCTAAGCTTGAGTTTGTAAAACCGTATGAAATGGTAGAATTTGTTCACTATGAAGGAAGCAATTAGAGAATATTTATCTAAAATAGGCGCGAAAGGCGGTAGAAAATCAAGGCGCACGCTGTCTCCCGAGCAAGCTCGGGAAATGGTGCGCCTACGTGTGGTTAAAGCTAAAAACAAGGAAAAAAATCTTCAATAATTAACGCATTTGAAATTATTTACCGCCCTTTTAGTAGCGAGGGGGTGGGGTGTGTGTTTCGATTTCTGTTTATTTGGTGCTATACTTTCCCCAATGCAATTCAATCCGGACGATAAGGCTGTCAGTTTAATAGGCGACATCGACTTTCTGTTATTTGGTAGCAGTGCCACGCTTAACGCTGATTACTCTTTGACTGATCGTACCCGGAATGTTAACATCGCGTGGGATGAGGCCGTCTCAATTCTCTATAAAGCAGATCAGAACCATAAATGGGACGACACAACTAACCCGGACATCCCCCTCGCGACATTAAGCCTAACGGCGAACCAAGATCATTACACTTTGTTGGAGTCTGCTCTCGTTATTCATCGTGTTAGGGTAAAGAATAGACAGGGGAAGTGGATCACACTAACCCCGAAACTTAGGCGGGAATTATCTGACACCGATCTGGCAGCTACCGGCACGCCCTCGACATATTACAAGGTGGGCGGTGTCGTCTTTCCGGTTCCTGTTCCGGATTATGGTGTTGCGGACGGTGTTGAGATCGAATTTCAAAGAGGTGCTAACCATTTTACTACATCATCCACATCGGCCGAGCCGGGATTCAACGCACAATTTCACCAATACCTATCAGTTAGCGCGGCTTTGCGGTATGCTGTAGCCAACGGAATGGCCGAAAAGGTCAAGACCTTATCAGAGCAAAGAATGGCTATCGCCGACGCTATGCGAGAACACTATCAATTACGCTCTCCGGATGAGAGGCCTAAATTAAAATTAAAGAGGCGGCAGGCTCGCAGTTATGGCCTCTAAAGAATAGGAAGGAATTATGCCACAAAGTCGAAATACACAAGGTAACACGCTATACAAAAGAATTGAAACTGAAATCGGAAACTATAGATCCAAATCAGTGGAATTATCGGAAGGTGTTCATTTTAGTCAACACCGGACTATTAAGCGTATCTATAAGTTTAAGAATAGGGATCTGTCCGGGTCAAAGCTTAATGAGGATTTATCATATAATTACTATTACGACATCATCCTTCCCCGGGCAAACTCGGAAACCAAGAACATTCGATTTGATACAAAGCACATACTTGTATTCTCTCGGAACCCTATAAAAGACTTTGCTGCGGCATTTGTATCTAATGCAGTGCTTAAAGATTGGATGGCTGAGAACGGCGAGGGCATGAAGCTTAAGTCAGCAGTCGAAGAATACACAGCAAACGGGAATATCGGCTTTAAGCGCGTTAGCGGTGGTTACGAGCTCGTCGACCCTTTGAATACGTATATCACAAACCAGCTTGCGGAAACTGTTGACGATACGGCGATCCTTGAACGTCATGTAATGACCGCCTCGCAATTGAAGACTATGTCCGCATGGGATCAAGCCGAGGTCGACACAGTTATCGCTAACTTAAGTAACAAATCATTCAAAGCAACGGAGAATACAACTTCCATATCATCAACCACAAAGAGGTATGAGATCTTTGAGTATTCCGGAGAAGTCTCCGAGGCCGAATATAATCAAATTACAGGTATGTCCGGCGGCGATAGCAATAAATACTTTTTGGCAAAGGTTGTTATTGCAGGGCTTCGGGATAATGGAACAGGCACAAAGCATATTCTATTTGCCGAAAAGCTAGACAGCAAGCTGTCCGACTATTATATTTATGCTCATCGCGGTAAGTATGAGGGAAGATTTTGGCGTGTTGGTATGTATGAATTGTTATTCGATCACCAGATTCGGGCCAATGAAATAGGGAATCAACTAGCGAGGGGCTTGGACTGGGCTTCAAAGGTTGTGTTTAGAAGTAGCAGTGCTCGAATTATGCAGAACATAAGAGCCGACATCGACAACGGCGATGTAATCATTTCAGATGATTTAACACAAGTTGATACGCGTATGCGCGGGCTAGATCAACTTATTATGGATTGGAACCGATTAATGGAAGATGCCGACAGGCTCTCAAACTCTTTTGAAATCGTACGTGGCGAAACTATGCCTAGCGGCACACCATTTAGGCTAGGGGCTTTAATGGATCGGAACGCCGGCATGATGTTCGTATTGTTAAGGCAAAAGATTACGCTACCTTATAAGCGGGTATTCCGGGAATGGATATTGCCGAAACTTGTTAAGGAATTAAGCGGTGAGGATATTTTTACACTAGTGGGCGAAATAGAGATACTAGAACAGTTAAGAGAAATAATGGTAGATCAGTGGTATATGAATAATTTGGTTAAGATAGGACCACATACTCAAGAAGTAGCAGATGCTATCAAGGCCGTGAAGATAGACGAACTAAGCGAGATTGACCCGATTATCGAGAATTCAAAGGAGATTTGGAAAGGTGTGTTGCCTAGGCTCTATGTTACTATTACCGGCGAAAATTCTGATATTGCAGATCAAGTGACTGATCTAATTACTCTAGTAGGTTTAGAAGAAGATCCAATGCGAAGGGCGTGGTTATTGGATCAAATATACCGTGTCAGAAATATACCGATCCCGCCTAAGATTGAACAACCAACTCCAGTAGTAAGTGAGGCAGGAAAACCCGCCGCTTCTTCAGCCTCCCCAGTTAGAACGGGTCAGCAGCCCCCAATAGAATAATGCCAGCCGATATTGATTTTAGAATTATAATAGACGGGATCAACAAAGGGCTAGCGCCGCTTGCACATATAGATACTGAAACTTATATAGGTGATGTTGGACACGCCTCGGAAATGAAAGCAGATATTATTTCACTGCCCGGATTTCTTACACAATCTCCCGCGCTAGTAGACTTAACAAACGGCGATCAAGAAGGTGCTGTTAGTGAGTTAATACGTTTTATCTTAGAGCAGCCGACAAATGCTGCGGGTACTTTGACTTATGCCATAGGAGCAACAAAGCTTTTTGAATTAAATGCCACTACTGTTATTGAGGGCGGGGATCCAGTATGGCCACAGGCCGTTACAAATATGACTGAGGGTGAATCTTTAGTTAGACTTAGTAACAAACTGTACGGTTTTTTTAATAAGGCTGCTGGCGGCGATATTCTTCAAATGGATTTAACTACTAAGATTATTGATCATACTTGGGGAAGTGTTGCAGATGCGGCTTTGGAGAAAGCTCCGCATCCTGTAGCTGTAAAAGAGGATGTTATGGTTTTTGGTAACGGGCAGTATTTAGGCGTGTACATCGAAGGTCTAGCGACGCTAAACGTACAACAACTTGATTTTGGAAGTGGGGCCGAAGTAGCAGACGTGCTTTTTCACTCAAATTATTGGTGGATAGCTGTTAATTATGGGGATCGAAAGAGTCAGATGTTTATGTACGATGGTTCTGCGTTATCAAATATACTTCTTGACGAAACCGGAATGGGTATGCAAAAGATAGGTTTTCTTTATGTTTACAACGGTGTTATTTATGTAACTTATACAGACACGACATCTGGAGGTTATACCATTGGTTATTTATCGGGACGTGTTATTAAATCTCTCAGATACTTCTCGGGATCTTTACCAACACACAGACAAAAGACTTTATACAAAAATACAATAATCTTTATTTCGAGCACAGATGTTTGGAGTTTTGGGGCCTCTGTAGAACAACTGCCAGCACAAATAAGTAAGTTAGCTGATGGTGGACACGCAACCGTAGGTGGCCTAGCGGCGCCTTTCGGTACGCCTTTGGTAGCTTCTTCTGATGGTGGGGATAATCATAGGCTTGCAAAGTTTAGCGGATATTCTACAGATTCAGAATGGAAAAGTCTTTTTATAGATATTAGTGCCGATAGGCGTTTGGGGAAAATACATACAGTAATTGTATCTACAAAGCCTTTGGTTGGTGACGCAAAAGCAACAATACAGATTGAGGGGAATCAAGGGCAAGAGGCGGCTAAACCAACTACGGCACTTGAGATAGCTGGGGTAAATAAAACTAGACATTTGTTCAGATCAATAGGATTACCTTCTGTTGAGGATGTGCGGGTGTTGCTTAGTTATTCTACAGGAGACGCAACAGATACTTGTCCAATTAGAAAAGTCGTTTTACTGGGAAATTTTATTGAGAACTAAAGATGCCAACAAAAAAGATAAAAGATTTATCGCCAAAAATGCGTGTGCCAACGCTTGCGGATGAGTTACATTTTCCTTCTTCTTTTCAAGACCAAACTGCTCAAATTCTAGGAGGACTTCAAGCCGGTTCTAGCGAGTTAAGACACGGAAAGATTAGAATACAAGGTGTTGCTGAACGTATGCTTTTTGGAGATGTTGTAGATTATGACGAAGGTATTGGCGTTTTTGTTGGTTTACACGATGACGTATATAAATTTAGAGCAGGAGATCCCGAAGGAACGCAAATAGCATGGGATGGGGGCGGTTTAAGTATTGGTGGGTTCTTAGAAGAAGGGGAGGCTGCCGCGGATGTAAATTCCAACGTAACGACAATAACAGGTGCAAAGATAACTACGGGCACTGTAGCCCTTGGAAAATTAGATTTTGTACCTCTTAGTTCTTCCGGTGCTACAGGAGCAGTAATCGCAACGATTAACGCTTCTGCTGAAGGTATTAGAATAGCAGCAGATAATATTACGATAAGCGGTTCTACGACATTCAGTGCTGGGTACGATCCAACGGGCTATGAGGATGCTGCGGGAGTTACTACGATTATTGGGAATACTATCACTACGGGTTTCGTGGATGCTTTGGGCGTTACCGCCAAGTATGTAGTTGCTAGTATTGCTATGTCTGCCCCGACTATTACAGGTGGAACTATTATAGGTACTACTATTAAAACGAGGGCATCTGGGGCTCGGGTGGAATTAGCCGCCGCTGCGGCAACTATAAAGTTTTTTGATGCGGGAAATGATCGGGTGTTTGAAATAGATGAAGATACTTATGCGTCTATTCCAGTTGTAAGAGTAGCTTCTTATGATAATAGAGGACTCTGGCTAGATTCTAATGATGGTATTTATATTACGGCAGACGTAGATTTATATCTTGGTGTTGGAACTGGGAGCATCGTTATCGCTGACGACACATATATGGGCGGTAATTTGGACATGAACGCCCACACTATTAGTGAGGTTGGTTTTCTGTCTATGGGTGGTAATTTGGATATGAACAATCATAATATTTCCGAGATTGCTACTGCAACAATGACAAACTGTCATGCTACAGTTGGGATTTTTTACAATGCGATTGAAGTTGATGATATTTATGATGAGGGACAGGGACATATTGAAATACATGATGGGCTTTATATTTCTGATGATATGACAATTGATGATGGAGTTTGGATAGGGGGGGGTTTAACTGTTGTTGGATCTAAAGATTTTCTTATCCCTCATCCCGACAAGTCAAATAGATTATTGAAATATTCCTGTATAGAGTCTCCTGAAGTGGCAGTTTCTTATAGAGGGATATTAGAATTAACAACAGAAGTTGAATTTATACCAGTGCCGAAACACTTTGAATTGGTAACAGAACCCCATGGTTTGATAACTGTGCAAATTACGCCTATAGGAGAGAATACTGTTCATGTTATAGATACGCCAACTAATGCTGGATTTAATGTAAAAGGTATACCGGGTACTAAAGTAATGTTTGAAATAACTGCTATTCGTAAAGGTTTTCTAAATAATGAAGTAGAAATAGATTTGGGAAAGAACATAAAGTCACCTTTTGGAAAGCAACATTTAAAAAGAATGAAAATGAAGGAAATAAGTACGAAAAAGAAAAAATAAAGATATTAGAAGATTATATGGTTAAATAGAGATACAATAAAAAATATGCCAACACAAGTAACCGTAAAGTCAGGTGACACGCTCTCACAAATAGCGCAGGATTATGGCATTGATATGGGTAGCATCTCCGGCTATCGTTCAGGAGACCCTAATTTGATTTTCCCCGGAGAGGTTTTAACTCTTTCCGATGTGGGAACTTCAATAGCCGCAGAAAATATCAGGCCATCAACAGGAGTTGATTTACCAGCACAAGGAGCGCAGGAGGCTCGTGGTACAAGTTCATTATTTGGGGATCAGGATTCAGTAACTAGCCAAGTAGATAGATACCGTAAGGAAATAGAGGGCGTTATTGGCGGTAGGTTGGAAGATGTTACTGCACGATTGGATGAGTTGCGTAAAAAGGAACAAGAGACTCTAGGCCAAGTCGAAATGCTAACACAACCTTTTAGAGAGGAATTGGAAACTGCTGAAAGAGAGAGATTATATATTAATGAAAATTTCGAGGCTAATCAACAATTAATAAATGAATTAGATTCATTGTTAACTGAGGGAAATCGCCTTATTGAGCAACAGCGAGAAGTAACAGGCCTAGCGGCAATTAGAAATCCAAGAATACAACAAACAATGAATGATGTAGCTGCAAGGGCTGGCGTTATTGAGGCAGTTATAAATGCTAGAAATGGACAAATAGCTGTCGCAGAAAACCTAATTGATCGTACTGTAATGGCTATCGCAGCAGATAGAAACGATCAACTTACTTATTATGAAACTGTGTTGAATCTTAATAATCGTGACATAATATCTTTAGATAAGGAAGCTCAGAAATTAGCAGACTTCCAAGTTTCTTTGATTGAAAGGGATTTGAAAAGAGCCGAGGATACTGCTGATGAAATTAAGAAGAATTTAGCAGACCCAGCAAAAGCTGCGTTAATGGGGGAGGCGGGAGTATCCTTGAACGATAGTATCGAGGAAATAAATGCCAAACTAACAAAGGCACAACATAATAGAGATATTCGGAAATTTTCAAATGACATATCTTTAGCTGGTGGAACCTCTGTTGTGGATCCTTCCACAGTACCGGCGGATCAATTGGTTACTTATACGGATGCTGTTGGTAAAAAGCATTATTATAAATTACCTAGAGATACTACGGGAGATTCTGGAGCTATTATTTCTGCCGAAGATCCAAGAGTTCAGGCATGGGCTATGGCAATCAGAAATGGTGCTGCTACTTTGGCCCAAGTTCCCGCTAGTCTAAAAACCTCTGTAGCTGCGGCTATTGGTGGGGAGGATGCTGGTGGTTTGGATATGACTTTCGAGCAATATGTAGATGCTGCTCAAGAAACTGCACAAATGACATTTGCTCCTGATGCGAGGGATGAATTAAAAGTGCAATATGATAGATTATCAGTGCAAGCTAAGGAGGCGAAAGGTAGTCAAGAGATCCAAGATTGGGTTACTGCCATTAATTTGGAATATGCCACTATAGCTCAAGTGCCAGAGGAACTAAGGGCACAAGTGTTAAGGGCAATGTCTGTAGGCGCGGAGTAATATGCCAATACCAAGACATGAAGATATACTTAAGACAATCCAAAGTAACCCTAGTAGGTTTGGTGTTACTACCGGTATTGATTTAGATTTGGGAGTTTCTAAACTCAAACCTAGTGGACTTCCTTCTAATGAAGCTATATTTAATACAATTAATGCTAATCCTTCCAAGTACGGTATCACTGGGAAAGTAACTTTACCAAGTATTGCGCGATCTCCCGCATTAGAGGTTGAAACTCCTAAAGAAAAATTAGGATTTTTTGGTAGTTTGAAAAATATTGTCTCAGATATTTTTACAGGCTTTAAGAAGTTAGCTCCTAGAGCGACAGTCACGGCATCTAATCTCATAACTTCAACAGTTGATTTTGCTGCGGATATTCTTGCTTATCGTATTGAACAAGATATTAGAGATCCGTTAATAATGCGCGCGGGTAAAAACCAACCTCAAGCGATTCGTGATTTGTATACGCCTGAAAAAAATAAAGAGATTGGGGATAAATGGGCCAACTTTTACGAAACCACTGTTGGTAAAACGACAGAAGGTATGAAAAGATTCGCACAAAGTTTATGGGAAAGGGAGGATGTTCGACCAAGTGATGAGTGGGTTAGTTCGTCGACAATAGAGAAATATACTAAACCCACGCTTCTTTTTGAAACTATATTTTATGCGGGTCCGGGTGTTATAGCGTCAATGGGGGCATTTGCTTTAAATCCGGCTCTTGGTTACGCTGTTTCTGCTGGTTCAACCGCAGACTCTATCAGTACCGCTGCCCAAGAGGCGGGTGTGCCAAAAGGTAAAGCAATGAATTTAGGTCTTGGAACTGGTTTACTAGTAGGTCTTGTAGATAAATGGGTTCCTGATGAGTTGTTTGGTCCGCAACAAAAGGGCAAGTTTGTATCCGGATTTACTAAACGTGTTGTTGTTAAGACAGCGTTGAAAGAGTTCGGAACGGAAATAGTTCAAGAGGATATTGAAATAGCTGTAGAAAGTACTTTTAGAGAGGATCTAGGGATGGATGAGATAGCCGCTAGAAACGCTATGGCGGGTCTTGGGGGTTTGCTGGGCGGTGCCGGCGGGCAAATTACTGTTAATTTTGCTAATCAGATTAAACAAGGGAATATAGGAAATATAACGTCTGCCGATATAAAAGCTGTAGAGACAAAAGCAAAAATGGAGGTAGGGGAAGAAGTTGTCGGGGAGGCAAAGATACTAGAACCCGCAGTAGTTGAGATACCTGAAAGGTTAAAAGAAATAGCTAGGGAAAAGGATGCTCATAAATTAGTTTCTGCTGAAGATTTTGCTGTGTTTCGTTTTGGAACTGATCCAGATTCTCAAATAGGTATTATTGATGCCGATAGAATTGTTCCGAGGGATCCTGTTGATGTTGAAAGTGAGGCTTTTGTAAATTTGGAAGCCGATATAAAGGCAGTTGGTATTAAAGATCCTGTTGTTGTAAATGTTTTGGAAGATAAGACTATAGAGACTACGGACGGCTCTAACAGAGTCGTTATTGCGCAACGTAATAATTTGGAAGTGCCTGTTTTAGTTACTAAAGGGAATATTGAGGGTTTGAAAACTGTAGGAGATTTGTATGAGAGTGTTAGGGTAGAAGAAGAAGTGCCTACAAAGAAACTTGTTGTTGAAGAAAAGGAGATCAGGAGAGCGAAAGAATTAGTAAAAGTTACTGAAGAACAGACAAAAAATGTTAAGAATATCAGAGATGTTAAAACTACATTAAAGAATACGCGACTTCAATTACAGGAAAATGTAGTACAAGCAGAGGCTTTAGCCGTTATTGCTAGGGAACAACGGGCAGGGATAAATACAACCGATGTTGGTACTTTAAAAAGAGTGTATGCGCGTAGTAAAAAGTTTCAGGCGGGGGATATTGAAACCATCAGAGCGCATTCACTAAAAAGTAAAAATCTTGTTAATCGTGTTGTTGAAAATGTGCGGGAAGCTTATCCGAATCTTAGTGAGCAGGAAGCCTTTGATTTTGCTTTAGAGTTACCAACAAAAGGCGATGAAGTTCCTAGAAATGCGACTATTTCACAATTGGAAGGTGAGGAAAAGAAATTAAGTAAGTATTTAGATCAGTTGCGTAAAAATCAGGAAAGATTAAAAATAGCAGAGGACGATGCGCTAACGCGGGAATGGACAAGGGCTTTAATAGTGCAGGAGAAGTTGCACGCAATTCTTCGTGTTCCTTCTACACAATTACCTGTTGGAGAAGGTATAGAAAAGGTATCCAGACTTCAAGCTAGGGTCACGGGTCATTTGGATGCGTTGAAAATTAGCGATGTTCGAAGATTAAAAGAGGGGCTGGGTTTAACGACATACAATCAGATGATTAAAGTCGAACAAATAGCGAAAGCTTCTGAATATGTGGCTAATAATCCGGAAGATGCTTTGTTAGTTTTGAAAGGAAAAATAGAACCTCCACAAGGACTCTTGGTAAATTCTATTTATGTTGCTTTAAAAGAATTAGGATCTTCTGATACCGAATTGGCTACAAAATTGGCTACCTTATCGGCTACAAGAATGGGTCAGGAAATAAGTATTTTGAGTGAGATTGATGTTAGCAATCCTGTTACAATGATGGAGGATGTAGTGAATACTAGAATAGAAGCTTTTGAAAAAAAGACAAAAAGAAAGATATCTGAAAAAGTCAAACAGGAAGTAGAAAAAATTACTAAGGAACAGAAGGCCCCCGGACTACGACAATGGAATAGTTTTCTCGAAAGCATTCGTTGTTAGTGTTTGGGAATAATTAATATGCCATTAGGAATATACAAAAGAACAAAGAAACATAATGAAAATATTAGTAAAGCTTTGACGGGGCATCCTATGCATAAATCAAAGGTAAGGAATGCTAAAATTAGTCGTTCTTTGAAGGGAAATACTAACAGAAAAGGTAGTAAATTGTCTCAGAAAACAAAAAATAAAATTAGTTTGGCCCTGAAAGGTAGGAAAAATTTATTACTTGGGATAGCATTGAGGGGTAGGAAGCTTACTAAAGAACATATAAATAAAATACAGGAATCTCGTAAGGGGTATAGACATTCGGAAGAAACAAGAAAAAAGATAAGTAAGGCAAATAGGGGGAGAGGACAAGGAAAGACAGATGAAAGTAAGATTTGGAGAAAACGAGTGGAATATCGTTTGTGGAGAGAAGCTGTCTTTGCTAGGGATAATTGGACTTGTCAGAAATGTAGTAACAGAGGGGGGATTAAGTTACACCCACATCATATTAGAAATTTTGCGGAGGAGGGGGATTTGAGATTTGCTATAGATAATGGAATAACCTTTTGTATAATATGTCATAGGAAATTTCATCAGATATATGGAAACACAAATAATGATATCGATCAAATAGAGGAATTTACAGAAAGGATTGAATTAAAATGTGGTGTTTAACTAAAAATCAAGAAGCTAAGTTTAGAGAAGCTCTAGTTAGCAAAAAAATAAATCCCTTTAAGCTGACAGAAATGTCTAGTGAGCAAAGAAGAACTCTTTTTGAACGATTTGTTGATCCCGAAAATGCTTTAAAGATTAATGCCCTTTACGAAAGTAAATTACTCTCGAAAAATCAGGTTACTGGTTTTAAGAATTGGGCTAAAAGGGCATTGGGAATGACTCCTAAAGTGAAGCGAGACATAATTTCAAAGATAGAACGCTTGCAAGATATTGGAGTTCTAGATCCAAAAAATTTAGAAGGCTTTAAAGAAGATTTGGCGAGAAGTAGATTAGGTGTAGGTATAACTTTTGAAGAAGCAAAACATATAAATCAAATGGCACAGGAAACTTCGGAATCTCGTGGTGATTGGGAACAGAAATTAAGGGATAACCCGGGCTGGGAAAACGATCCGCAAGGTACTAAAAAAGAATGGGTCAATGATTCAAAAAGATTGAAGTATGGATTAAAACAGGTTGCTTTAGAAAATTATATAAAAGAAATAAAATTGGAAGCGAAAAACAGGCGAGTTAAGTTTACAGAAGATCCCGTGAACGCCCTGCTAACCCCGATAAAAGAAGCCCCGGTATTTTTAAACAACCTTGGAAAGTCATTAATGGCTTCTATTGATAATAGTTTTTTTGGGAGACAAGGTATAAAGAATCTTTATGGTTCGTTAGAGCAGAAAAGAATATGGACACAAAACCTTGTTAAGTCTTTTAAGGATATTGGAGCTGAGTTACAGGCAAAAAAGATAGATGGTTTTGAACCCATGGATTTTGTGCGAGCCGATATTTATTCGCGTCCTAATAGTATTAACGGTAAGTATAAAGCCGGAAATTATCAGTTGGGAGTGACAAATGAGGAAATATTTCCAACTTCTATTCCCGAGAAGATTCCGGGATTAGGAAGATTATTTAGGGCATCTGAAACCGCTTTTAGTGGCGGAGCATTACGAATGAGAGCCGATCTTGCGGATATGTTTATATCCATGATGGATAAGCAGGGTTTAAATACTTTAGATCCTGCGGAGGCGAGGGGGGCAGGGCATTTAGTCGGGTCTTTAACAGGTAGAGGTTCTGTTGCCATGACTGCTGAAACTCAGAAGAAATTGAATTTTGTGTTTTGGTCTCTTAGATTCTTCAAAGCTAACATTGATACGTTAACAGCGCATCAATTCGATCCTCAAGCCACCCCATTTACTAAAACCCAAGCTAGAAAGAATCTAGTGAGTATAGTAGGGCATTTAGGAACTATTTTTATGCTTGCAAAATTCTTAGATCCGGATTCTGTTGACGAGGATCCTAGAAGTACCAATTTCGGAAGATTGAAGATATTTGGAAAGTGGGTTGATATTACTGGTGGTATGAGTTCTCTTGCTAGGTTGGCCGCGAGACTTATGCCAACAAAACATAATGGGGAGTGGGGAGTTTGGAAAAAGGCGTCTACAGGTAGGTGGACTAATTTAACAGCAGGAGAGTATGGTCAGCAGGATGCTTTTGATTTATTTATAGATGGAGTTTTTTCAAATAAATTAGCGCCTGTAGCATCTATTATACGAGATTATTACAGGGGAGAAATGTTTGGTGGGGAACCTTTTAATATCGAAAAGTCTATAACAAATTCGGTTACCCCCTTATCTTTACAGGCGATAGGTGATGTTAAAGACGAAAAATTTGAAGTGATTTTCGCTACTACCATTTCGGAGTTTCTTGGTTTGAGTGTATCAACTTATAAGTATGGAAGTAATTGGGAGTCTAGTACTAGTGAGGAAATGAAACAATTTAAAGAAAAAGTTGGTGAAGAAAAGTTTAAAGAAGCAAATAATAACTATAATAGAGCTTACAATATTTGGTTTGACGAAGTTCGCAAGACTCAGGAATATAAGGAATTGTCGGATGGTAGCAAAGAAAAATTGAAATCTAGTTCTAGAGATGCGTTGAAAAAGAAAATCTTTAAGGAATATGGCTTTAGAAAGCCGAGAACTGTAAAAACTTTGGAAGAACGAAAAGAAGAATTAGTCAGAAAGCGGTTAAAACCATAATTGGTGTATAATTTGAGTATGGTAATTTACAAAACTAAAAGAGGAAACCAGTATGGGAAATAAAAATTCAGGAAATAAAACAACATATAAAAAGGTTTACTCCGGACAAAGATTTAAAGATTATTTAAAAATCTGTAAGGATGATTTTGAGAAACAGGTAGTTCAACAGAATGAGGAAAAAGGGTATGTTATGTATAAAAGTGTTCTCAAGGTAAAACTCCCTACTATAGAAGGATACGCCAAATTCCTTAAAAAAGCTCCGAGCACACTAGAGGATTGGGGCAGATTATATCCAGAATTCAGGGTCGCAATGGATACAATAATCGCAGAGCAAAAACAGAGGTTACTTGAGTGTGGTTTAGAAGGTACTTATAATTCTACGATAGCCAAGTTAATATTATCTAGTAACCATAATATGCGTGAGAAAAGCGACATCACTTCCGGTGATGAGCCTTTAAATACTTTTAGTGATGACCAAGTCGACAAAATCGCAGATCGTATCGCCAGAAGAAAAGAGAACACTGGTAATACATCAAGCGAAAAAAAATCTAATTGATTTTGCTATAGCCACAGATTCCGCTTATCAGGATACATGGTTCCATGAAACCGTGGCCGCTATACTTCAAAATGCTCTTAAGGAAGTGGAAGAAGGGAGAGATGTAAGAATAATCCTAGACTGCCCGCCCCGTCACGGTAAGTCGGAACTTGCCACTAAGAAATTCCCAGCTTGGGTTTTAGGGCATCATCCCGATTGGCCTATTATTGTTTCTTCTTATTCTAGTGAATTGGCTACTGAATTTGGACAAGGTACTAGAGATATAATGCAATCCCCATCTTATAAGGATATTTTTGCGGCAAGACTTCGAGCAGATACAAAAGCTAAAGGTCGGTGGATGACCGGAAAGGGTGGCGGGTATACTGCGGTTGGTATTGGGGGCTCTATTACTGGTAAAGGTTTTAAAATAGGTATAATTGATGACCCGTTCAAGAATAGAGAAGAAGCTGATTCAGAAACTATTAGAGAATCTAGGTGGAATTGGTACAGGTCAACGTTTTATACTCGTAGAGAGGGTGGAACTGCGATTATTGTTATTAATACTAGGTGGCACACAGATGATTTAGTGGGGCGTTTATTAGCACATGAGGAAAAACAAAAAATTGAGGGTGAAGAATTTTACGATAAATGGACTCGGATAACTTTCCCGGCTATTGCAATAAAAGACGAACCTTATAGAAAAAAAGGAGATGCACTTTGGCCCGATAGATTTCCTATAGAAAATCTGAGGGTTACTGAAAACTCTTTAGGACCCTATGAGTTCTCAGCGTTATATCAAGGAAATCCCATTTCCTCCGAACACCAAGAATTTAAAAGTAAGTGGAATAAATATAGAAGTTGGGAAAAAGTTGACGCACTTAATACTCGTAAATTTGCCACGATAGATCCCGGAGGGAAGGAAAAGGAAAATGATTTTTCGGGCATTGTTAGAAATTATGTAGATCCACAGAATAATTGGAATTTAAAAGCTATGCGAGTTCATTTCGGTTCAGATGATCTTATGAAGTATATTTTTAGGTTACACGATGAGAATTTTGAAAAGATAGGAATTGAAGAAACAGTTTATTTAAAAGTGCTAGAGCCTTTCTTTAAAGCTGAATGTAGAAAAAGAAATAAATTTCCAAATGTAATTCCCTTGAAACACACTAAGACTCAAAAAGAGGTTAGAATTAGAGGTTTGATTCCGAGATATTCTAGTGGAAGTGTTTATCATATTGAAGGGGAATGTAAAGATTTGGAAGTAGAGATGGTTGTGTTTCCAAAAGGGGCGCATGATGACACGCTTGACAGCGCTGCCATGCAATTAGAAATTGCCGAAGCTCCAATGGATGATTATAGTTTAGCTGTTTCGCGTTATAGGCGCGATAAAAGAAAAAATGAAGTAAGTAAAAATTATGGTTTATGATGTATAATATACCCATGCTTTCAGATGAACTTATAAAAAGGTTGCGAAATGATAATGTTTTTCAAGAATTCCAAAAATATGTTTTAGATGAGATGGCTAAATTAGATTCTATTGATAGTTTAAAGGATATGTCTAATGAAAAGGCGGGAGAAACTGTTAGGGCGAGGGCTATGGCGGTAGATGTGTTAGAGAAAATATTTGGCCCAATAATTGATTTTAGAGAGAAAGTTGATTATCCTCTTGAAGTGATACAAGGTAAAAAAGATCGGTATGGTATTTAATCATGGCCAATGAAGCTACAAAAGCACAACTTAAGAGATTTTTCCAAAATGCAGTAAATCGTGCTCAAAATCCGGATCCAAGAGAGAAAATGAAACGAAAACGTAACATTAAGAAGGAAAAAATTGCAAAAAAGTATGGATTTTGATATAATTTCGCCATGCCAAAAATAACATTAACCAAAGAAGAAGTACTTACTTTGAACATTGGTCTCCGCAATGTTGGAGATTTGTCTGGCCCCCGTTTTTCTTATGTGATCGCCCGTAATATTTCTATATTAAAAGACGAGGTTATTGCTTTAGTAAAAGCACAGGAATCTTCCAAAGAATTTCAAGAGTATGATAGAAAACGTGTTGAATTAGCAAGATCGCACGCTACTAAGGACGAACATGGGAAAGCAATAGTGTCTAATGTAAGTGGTGTTGGTAAATTTGTTATAGAGGATGAAGAAGAATTTAAGGTTGCTTGGGACAAGCTTAAAATTGAATATAAAGATGTGATAGATATTAAGCAAAAAATGAACGATGAGTTTAGAACTGTATTACAGGAGAAAATTGAGTTTGTACTCTACTCTCTTTCTCGAGAAGAATTACCTGAAAATATAACTGCCCAACAATTATCTGACATACTTGTTCTAGTTAAAAAAGACGAAAACGAAGTAATATAATTATTTGATTTTGTATGATATACTAAATTTGAAAGAACATAAACATGGATAAAAAATCTAACAAGAAATCTGATAAGAAACTTCAAGAAGAAGTCGAAGAACCTCGAGAAGAAGTAGAGGAACCTCAAAAAGAAGTCGAGAGTAGTTATAATACGGCTGTAGTTTATAGAGGTAAAAGTGAGGTACGAAAATATACATTGGAAATACACGGTGAAGGTTTTAAAACCTTAGCCGAGAATTTTATAATAAAAAAGGGTAAAGGATACGGGGTGGTAATGAAAGAAATTAGGCCCGGAATAACATGTCCCAGTTGTGGTCACGTGATTTACGAAGAAAAATAGAATTTTTAATTAGTTATCTAAAAAATTAGCCCAAATGGGCAAAAGAAAGAAGTCCTATGGACGAAAAAAACAAAGACGAAAACCTCGAAATGTCTCCCGAGGAGCAAAAAGCTGAACAGGAGGCTCTAGCAGAAGTTAAAGACGAAGATTTAAGAGGGCAACTTGCCGAAAGTATGGGAATAGATCCCGAACTTGAAGGCGACCTTCTTGACAAATTCGTTACGCGTGAAAAGGAAAGTCGTTCTAAATTGTCCGGTGCTATTAAGCAAAAGATAAAATGGCGCGGCCGTGCCGAGGCTAAAACTGCTGAACAAAAGCCACCACAAGATGATGGCGGGGCAAAGCCCGAAAATAAAGGTGATTCTGCTGATTTAACTAGTGTCGTTGGTCAAAAGGTTTCAGAGATCATGGAAGAAAGAGATTTAAAAGATCTTAATCTACCAGAGGAAATCGAAACAGAGGTCAAGGAACTAGCCAAAGCCAAAGGGTTATCTGTGAGGGAAGCGTTTAAGTTGCCTTATGTCGTTTTTCGAGTAGAGCAATTTAATAAAGACGAGCGCATAAAAGCTGCTAGTCCTAAACGTGGAAATGAAGGTTCTTATTCGGGTAATGTGGATTTGTCTAAACCGTTGGATCCTGCCAACTTTAATTTTGGTACTAAGGAAGGTGTGAATGATTGGAATAAAACGAAAGCCGCCAGAGCGGCTTATATGAAAACACAAGGCCTGTAACTATAATTTCTCCCCTCTAAATTCAGTTAAATTAATTTATTTAAAGAAAGTTTATTTGTATGAATGATGCAAGACTTGAGTTTTGGGGAGATTTACAAGCAGATCTATTTGTAATGAATACTGCGGTATATCTTGCTAACCAAACACTCGAACAACTTATAAGTGAGAACGGATACAAGGCCCACAGGCCGATCTTAACTCATCCACAAGTAGGGACTTACACGCCTCATAGTGATATTTCATTTGAGACTAAAACAGCTACAAAACAAACCTTGACAGTCGATACTTTTGAGTATGCTGCTGAGGATATAGATGTAACTGAAGAAAAGCAAACTCCCTATAATCTTCTTGAACATTCCTTAATGTCTATTAGACGTGGATTGTCCAACAGGGTCGAACAAATTTTCCTTAGTGAGATCTCCAATGCTAAACATAATATTTCTAATGCTCCCGTGGACGTTTCCTCGGTGAACATTTTGGACATATTGGAAGAAGCAGAAGGAAAGCTTGGTGCTTTTGATGCTCCTTATGAAACTTCGTTACGTGCTGCGGTCTTAGGGCCCCGCACAGTTGCTAGGTTACGTAGAGCTAAGAGTGAAAGAGAAACAAGTTTAGGAGACTCAGTGTTGCAAAATGGCGTCGTAGGGCCATGGCAGGGATGGACTGTTGTGCAGAACAACAATCTACCTTGGTCAGCAACACTAACAATTGCAACAAAGCCAACTGATGGCGATACTGTTGTAATTTCAGGTGTTACGTTTACCTTTAAGGACACAATTGCTACGGCAGGTCATGTCCATATTGGTGCTGGCGTAGCCAATTCGAGAGCAAATTTGACTTTAGCTGTTACTAACGGAGCCGTAGGAACTGAATACATCCAGTTAGCTGCTAGAGATCGTTTCTTGCTTAGTAGAAAACGAAGAATCTCTTGTACCTCTGCTGAAGGAATGTTATTCACAGGGTTCGGAGATATTTCTGTTTCTGAAGATCTTTCAGACTTAACAGATGCTTGGAGCCTTCAAATTCAGGAATCTGTGTTTATGATCCGCGGTGCTATTGATTTAGTGCTACAGTTTATGGACTTAAAAGTTTCCGATAAGGAAAAGGGATTTGCCGACCTATCTAAGGGCATAATCGGTGTCGGTACCGAGACATTTGATGACGGCGCACTCTTGATGGTTAGACTCCAGCAAGATGTAAGTAGCTACTAATAATAGTTACTTTGGTACAGAGGTAAGGGAACGTTAATCCTCCCCCTCCGGTTTATTTCAGAGGGGGACTCAGATAGACTTCCTTTATGTTGAAAATATTTATTTAAGGAGGTTAAAACATGAAAGTATTTAATAGAGCAATTAAGCTTGTAGGGCAGTGGAGACGCATTAATAGTATTGCTATCAGAGTTCTTGAATACGATAATGTAGGACACGTGTTAAAAGTCAGCGGACTAACTGTTCCCACGGGGGCAGGGTACGCTAAAGGAGCATTGTTTGTTAAGACCGATGCCGCTACGGGGGTCAAAGGTCTTTACGAAAATGTAGGCACTACTGCTGCCGCTTCATTCAACTTAATTGGTGATGTTGCTGTTTCTGAAATAGCTCTCGCAGAGGGTAGCGTTTTGGTAGGCAATAGTTCTAGTGTTGGTGCTGCGTTGGATGCTTCTGGTGACGGTAAGATTCTTGTGGGTAATGCCACTACAATCACATCTGTTTCAATTAGCGGGGACGCGACGATAACTAATGCAGGGCTGTTAAAGTTGGCATTAGGAACATCTGGAACACCTTTAGAACATACTTCTGAAACAAGTAAAGTTTATGAAGTACACGTTACTAACGACTCTACGTCTGGCACAAGTTACGAGCCTGTACTGTTTAGTACAGAGTTAACTGGCATTGGTCAAACAGGAGGTAGGGTAAGGTTCTACATGAAAACCAATGTGGCACTTGGAGGTTGGGCTAACGCTTTGAAAGCGGAGATTGATTTCCAGACTAACGGTGCTGTTACTGGATTAGGTTCGGCTTTTGTCGCTGAAATGACAATGCCCGGGTCTGCTATTTCCACTGGTAACTATGCTGCACTAGAGGTAGAGATGAACTTCCCAGCAAGCTTCGCATCTGCGGGGACTGGGACTCCAGTTTCATTCATACATGTGTCTGCACAGGGTGCTACAATAGGTGAATTTGATGAACATGGGACACTTATGAGTATTCAGGGATTAACTGCGGGAAGCGGGGAGTTACTCCAAACGGGTAACACATTTGCTACCGCTGCGGCTACCTTAAAGGTATTGGTCGGCAGTACAATCTACTACCTACCACTTTATGATGGTCAAATAACTACTGCCTAAACGGTAAGTTAGTTAGTTAGTTTCGATAGTTTTTGGCGGGGTTCTATTCAAAAACCCCGCGTATAGGAAATAATTAGTTTATAAAGGAAATTAAAAATGGAAACATATCCAGCGGGAACGCATCCTGCGGGTTACGAACAAATAACCGTTACTACCGCAGTAATTGGTTTATCATCAATTCCAGACGATGTAATTAGAGCAGAGTTCGTTGTAGAAGCACAACCAATTCGTTTTCGTATAGATGGTGTAAATCCTGATGCTACTACAGGCTTCTTGAAAATAGCTGGTTCTGAGTTTACATTGTACGGAAAAGCGACCTTAAAGGCATTTAGGGCTTACAGAGATGGCGGCAGTGATGCTACGCTTGGCGTCAATTATTACAGTAAATACTAAAGAAGTGTATACTAGGTTTAACTAGAAATTTATAGGAGTTTAATTGGCTTGGAATAATAAAACTAAAAATGCGGTTGCTAGTAGCACATCAAAGACCAAAATACTGCAACAGAGTGACGCTTTAGAAATTAGAACTCCCGATAATAATTCTATATTAGTTGGATCTGCTGAAGATTTAGTTCTTATTTTCAGGGAAGGCTTTAATAATTGGAATTTGAAAACAAAAATTGAAGCATAGAAATAAATAGTGCGTAAAAGTCAAAAAGAATATAAGAAAAAGTGGTATAAACAGAATAAGGCCAGATTAAAGCCTACAAAGGCAGAATATTATCAGAAGAATAAGGGATATTTTGATAAAAAGAATAAAGAGTGGGCAGAAAATAATGTGGAAGAAGTGAAAGAATATAAGAAGAAGTATAGAGAAAACAACAGGGAGAAACTTAGAAAATCAGGACGAGAATATAGTATGTTTAATAATAAAAGTATTAAAGGAAAATATGCTCAATATAAACATGGCGCTAAAAGAAGAGGACTCTTATTCGATTTAACCTTAAGTGAATTTACGTATCTTATGGAAAATGATTGTTATTATTGTGGTTCGAGTACCAGTACAGGTGTGGATAGGATGGACAATACGTTAGGATATCTTAAAGAAAATTCAGTGCCTTGTTGTGATATCTGTAATAGAATGAAATTTAAATATTCGGTAAAAGATTTCATAGATCATTGTAGAAAGGTGACAGAATATAATGAGTAATAAATTATTTTCAGATTTAGCCAAAGGTCCTTGGGATATAGCTATTAGTTTTACGATTGGTGATATTGTAGATCACCTTTCGAGCAGTTATGCGTGTATCGCCGATAATACAGGAAACGAACCCCCGAACGCTACTTATTGGGCCTCGCTTGCTTCCGGAATAGGGTGGGAAGGTGCGTGGTCTGCCGGAACCTATACTTATAAACAAGCGGTGGAACATAATGGTTCTGCTTGGATTGTTAATGCGGCTTCTACCGTTGAGGAACCTTCTGGTGCGGCAATTGATTGGGATTTATTGACACAGGTTGGGGACACGGGGTCTCAAGGCGGTGTTGGGGATCGAGGCGATACAGGAACTCAAGGCGACACAGGAGCAGATTCAACGGTGCAAGGAGATACTGGGGATCAGGGTGACACGGGAACTGGGGATCAAGGCGATACCGGAAATCAAGGAGACACTGGGGTTGTTGGCGACACAGGATCCGACTCCACAGTTGCGGGAGATACAGGAGACCAAGGAGATACAGGAGTTGGTGATAAAGGAGACACAGGAGCCGATTCCACAGTTGCAGGCGACACGGGAGTTCAAGGTGATACCGGAGATCAAGGAGACACAGGAGCAGATTCTACGGTTGCAGGAGATACCGGAGATCAAGGAGATACGGGTGCAGATTCAACTGTAGCTGGTGATACAGGGGTTGTAGGTGATACGGGAGCAGACTCTACAGTTAAGGGTGATACTGGAGACCAAGGAGATACGGGAGTTGGAGATCAAGGAGACACGGGAGTTGGAGATCAAGGAGACACGGGAGCCGATTCTACGGTTGCGGGGGATACTGGCGATCAAGGTGATACCGGAGTTGGAGATCAAGGAGACACGGGAGCCGATTCTACGGTTGCGGGGGATACTGGCGATCAAGGTGATACCGGAGTTGGTGAAGGTTCTGCTGGCGATACTGGCGTGCAAGGAGATACAGGAGCTGATTCTACGGTTGCAGGAGATACCGGAGATCAAGGAGACACAGGAGTTGGCGATCAAGGTGACACAGGTACTCAGGGTGATACCGGAGTTGCTGGAGACACGGGAGCTGATTCTACTGTAAAAGGTGATACTGGGGATCAAGGAGACACAGGAACTGGTGATCAAGGAGACACGGGCGTGAGTGTGACAGGAGATACTGGGGTTGCTGGAGACACTGGGGCAGGCTCTACAGTTAAGGGTGATACTGGAGACCAAGGTGATACAGGTGTAACAGGAGACACAGGAGCAGATTCTACGGTTGCAGGGGATACGGGTGCTCAGGGTGATACTGGCATGGTTGGTACAGAATGGAATATAGATTCAACCCCAGACAGTGATCATACTTGTAGTGGAATAATTGGAGACTTTACAGCCAACGAGGCGCAAGCCTTTGGTGACGTTTGTTACATAGATGCTGCTGGTGAAATGGCGTTAGCCGATGCAGATGCGATAGCAACAGCAAAAGTGGTTGGTATGTGTGCAGATACAACAATCAGTGCAGATGCCGTCGGTGATTATTTGCTAAATGGATTTGCCAGAGACGATACATGGGCTTGGACAGTCGGTGGGCTTATTTATTTATCGCTAACGGGGACTACAACTAACACTCTAACTCAGACAGCTCCTAGCGCAACGGATGACTGTATAACTATAGTCGGAGTAGCAACTCACGCTGATAGAATACTCTTTAATCCTCAACTGGTGATAGTGGAACACATCTAATGGCTAGTCGTGGTGTAGAAATCAACGACACCTATCTATTAGACGACTCTAATTTACAGGGATACTGGAGGTTAGAGAGTGATGGTACTGATAGTAGTGGCAATGGTTATACACTTGCTGGTACTGCACCAACATATACTACAGGTAAATTCGGGAATGGTGGAGATTTTGAATCTGGAAGTTCACAATACATTACGATTGCTAATGCTAGTTGTGCTAACTTAGAGATAAGTGGCTCACAAACATGGTGTTATTGGATAAAAAGAGAGGGGTTGGCATCAAACCAATCTCCCATGTCTAAGAGAGATGGGGCTGGTGCAAATTTTCACCGATTCTTACTGAATGAAAGTAATAATGTTCAGTTTGTGTTGACTGGGTTAACTACAAACACAACAGTTACAGCAGGCACAGCCCTAGATTCCTCTGGTGTTTGGTATCATATTGCAGGTAGATACAACAGTGTTGCTGAAACCTTAGATATATTTGTAAACGGTTCTAAGACCTCTGTGTCGGCATCAGGTTCTGCCAACGACACTGACGGAGATTTTTCAATAGCTAGGGAGGGAAGTTATGATGGTCAGTATTTTGATGGTATTGTAGACGATGCCGCAATCTTTAACAGAGCATTAACTGATGCTGAAGTACAGTTTTTATACTCTGGAGGCATGAAGAAAATTTCTGGTGTGGCACAAGCAAGTGTCAAAAGAGTGTCAGAAGTATATAACATAGCACCAGAAATCAACGACACCTATCTATTAGACGACTCTAATTTACAGGGATACTGGAGGTTAGAGAGTGATGGTACTGATAGTAGTGGCAATGGTTATACACTTGCTGGTACTGCACCAACATATACTACA